GTTGTTTAACGAACGGATAACATCGTACGGATATACCGCACCAGCGTTGATCTTAGCTTCGCCAGTAACCAACTTAGCCTTGTAGTCGGCATAACCCTTCGGGTCATGCTTCAAGAAAGCCTTCTGGTAACGACCAGCTGCAACAGACGGAATGTGTGGGTACACAATACCATCCCACTCGCGAGCACACATCTTCTGTTCAACAGTGTTGGACAGACCAACAAGTAACTTACGATACTCCTTTGGAGTTAGCTTCAAGTACGAACGAATCTTGTTCGCTTCCGAACCCTGACGTGGCATCCACTTAGCACATAGGCCGGACTGCGATGCATCCTTCAATCCTGCAGCAATTAAGCGCAGAGCTTCACGCTCTAAGGGAGTTCCGAATACAACGAACAAGTCGTCCCAACGACCGAGTTCTGGCACCTTTACCAACAGGCGCGAAGCCAACGCTGGTTCAGTCTTCAGAACATAGGCGAACAACTTACGGAAAGTTTCACGTTCACCTGCACCACCACGTGCATCACGTGCCCATTCAAGGACACGGATTGCAACTTCGGAGTCTTCTACCATTGCACCAACAAAGGTAGGTGTGATATCCTTACCACGGCTTGCACCGGCTAAGAAAAATAGGTCCACGTTCTTGTTCAACGAGGATGCGTTTGTAACTGCGCCATTGGCTGTTACTGCTGTTGCGTTTACCGCTTCGAATAATGATGTCATTTTACTTTCTCCTTCAGAATTGTTAATTTACGTGATTGCTGTTCAAATTCTTTAAATCAAGATCACTTTTATTGCCGGCTGTGCTGCTGTTACACTACTAGCAGGGAATCGCACCCTGTCTCGCTGGTTGGATTTTAAATGCTGCATGGATCTTTTAAAATTAAATAAAAACAGACTAGCTTTTGGCGAGTTTTTGCTTTCCCCTCCGGAAAGGTTCGATAACTTTCGTTACCTGTGCATATTTTATTTTGTTGCTGTAACTAATCTTTAAATGTCTACAAGTGTGCTAGTTTAGTTGAACAAATTATCTTTGTCAACTAAACCAGAACTTAATTGAAAACAGAGTGATGTAAGGGACAATAGTTTATACCTTTCGGTACTCTATTGCAAGAGAGCCTTACCCCTCGTTCGAACCTTTTACATCGTCCTAGGATGTTCGTTGCACACCCACTTAGCTTCAACGCTACTCATTCGAGATAGCTCCACTAAGTGCGTTAATACACAACTTCAACGGGTTTCCCCTCCATTATGTATATTTTAAGCAACACCGTAGATGCTCTTTCGAGCTAGGTTTGTTTGCTGTATTCACTCTTTGTAATTATACAAGTTGTATTGTATAGTGTTTTAGTTATACAGTCAACCTAATTTAGGTGTGGATTTGGGGTAAAAAACGCCATTATGTGCTAATTCTTTATCTATGAAGTCTATAGCACGTTTAATAAGTCTTTTATAATCTCTTGATTGTGTTCTTTCTGGAAATAAATCTTCTATCTCATATTTCACAAGAAGATGTTTAAGATCGTTCAAAACTTTTGGTCGGACTTGGTCTGGTGATGATTTAATTGCTCTAGGAATAATCCTCGTTGATAATACATCTAATATCTCCACAAACCTTGCGTTTATTTCTGCTGGTTGTGCGCGATACTGCACTGTGCTGTAAGGATCATCTCTGCGATGCTCTTTTTTCTTTGGTGTAAAATATTTGTGTATATTTTCGGGATCTTTATTCATTGGACTTGGCGGAAATGAATCTGATTTGAGTTCATCCAATGCATGGCGCAGTTCGTGTGTAATTGTAGTACGCATACGATCTGTACCCAAGTAATCAGCATTTAATACTATAGACTTAGTTCGGTCTTCCCAGAATGCTAATATATTCTTAGATATTTTGATTTTGTCAGATGATGCAACATTATCTGCTCTTCTTAGGAACGGTTCTCCACCCTGTATTTCGATACCGATTGGGTCTAATCCTGCTATTGATGTATCAAAGAGTTCGCCAATTCTACCAATACTAACTAATTCCTGATCTTCATCATCATAGTCAATATCGGTGCCGATATAAGGTTGTAGCTTTGCATAAATGGCGGAAGACAGGGAAATTAATGCTCTGTCTTCTTCTGTCGTTTCGAAAAGTTCCTGTAATCTCATACACTATTTATCTTAATCTTAATTTTTTGTATATCAGGGCCAATAAGTCATTAAGATGATAAATATGTATATGTCAATACCCTATACCTATCTAATCGGTTGGTCTAATCATAATCTCTGGTATTATGGTGTCCGTTATGCCAAAGATTGTGACCCAGACGATTTATGGATCACATATTTCACTAGTTCTAAAAAAGTTAAAGAATATAGAGAAAAATTGGGTGAGCCAGATATAAAACAAATACGAAGAGTATTCGATCTACCCAAAGTTGCTAAAATATGGGAAGATAAAGTATTAGCTAGAATGAATGTAAGGGATAATCCAAAATGGATTAATACGTCAAATAATTATTCATTTGCTGCTACCGACTCATCATGGAATACCGGATTAACTAAAGAAACTGACAAACGATTAAATAAAATGTCAAAAACAATGTCTGCTACCAGAAAAGATAGATATTGGAAAACAGGGGACTATATAAGATCGATGGATCAAATTGTAAAAAATAGAATGGATCAAATTGTAAAAAATAATCCGAATTTTACATTCAGCACATATGAATTATTTTCAGAATTCTGTAATAATGAATTTATATTAGGAAAATCTATCACAGAAATTTCAAAATGTGCTAGTGTCGATATGACAACTATAAAACTTGCCATTAAATTTAAAACCGGATCTATTCCTATAATCGATCAATCCTGGACAAAACTAAGAAAAAATAATCCAGATTTACCTTTTAATAATTATAAAGAATTATGCGATTATTTATATTCAGAAATACAAATTAATGGCCGTAAAAAATGGCACCTACAGAAAGAATTAAAAATTTCTGATGATGCCATTAAGCGTGCTATTCGTTTTTCAGAAGCCAACGATTATTAATTGCCTTAAAACTAAATTTCCCATCTATTCGTTTAAATACGACTCCTTCTCTTATCGCAGCGTTAAGTGATGGACCATCGGCAAATTTTAATAATTGATCCATTGTGGTAATACCTAATGTATCATATAAATTTGCACTGTAGGCAATAACAGGGACATGTTGTACCATATCTCTATCTACACCGAATAACCAAAGTTCTTCCATAAGTTTATGACGCTCAGAAGGTATTAGATAACAATTATTATCAATGTCAAATATATCAAATACAAATAATTTTACAGATTTAAGCTGTTCTTTGTTGGCCTGTATATTTGGCCCGCATAACTCGCCTTGTATCGCTAGATTGCGGTTTAATTGGCGAAATACGGACTGTAGTCCGCTATCTATAAACATACGGACCATGCTATTGTTTTCATTAGCACCGTCTAACTTTAATTCCCAATTACGGCTACAGACACCTTCTTCCTTGTCTGCATAAAATGCAGTGAAAGATGTGCCATCTAACTTTGTTGTAATTTCATAGTATGCGTCAGCATTCTTAATGAAAATATCTTCATATAAGTTCTGGCAACGTTCCTGATCAGTCTTTGGGATAAATCTAGGAAAGTTCCCTGCAGCCTGGCCAGCAAGTTCAGAGGGAATAACAGCTTCCCATTTCTGAATATTAAGAGGGAAAGAAACATCAAGTCCTTCAAACAACATAGATTCTATATTGGCACAAGTGGGTTCGAGTGGCATTAATAAACCCTGAGATAATTGACCACGCAAACGAACAGTCTTTAACTTTTCACCTGCTATACTATTGAATGTTCTTGGCTCGTGACCTTTAGACAAGAAAGGTGCTAACTCATGAGGAATCCAACTGTCGGGTTCGGCATAAACTACTAAATCACCAACTACATACTTTCCAACTACTTCGACTACCCACCAACCATCGACTCGATAGGCACAAATTTTGTCAGCCTCAGGAATTGCTTGTATTTCAGCAATTTTCCTAATTGTAGCCATTTTACGTTCTGTCATATCATTTATTCCAGGTCGGGTGTTCGTCTGTAATTTCTTTAACTATATCTAAAAATCGTAGTTTGAATGCTACCGTGCTTTCTTCTGATTCAAAATAAAATGAGCACCATTTATTTTTTACTTCAGAGTAGTGATCGGTCTTTTCTTCCCAGTAATGTCTATAAGATTTATCAGTAATTGTGTATATCACTGTTTCTAATATACGCTGTTCTATCCAGCGCCTTATTTCAACCTTGTTTATTGAAGTTAAGTCATCATCATGAATACTGATACAATACGGAAAATTCTTACTAGGCCAATCATATCGATAAAAACCTCTGCTATCATTACACCAATATGCGTCAGAAAAATACCAATTTGCTCTCGATTGAATATCTTCCCGTGTAACCAGAGTGCCCATCAGAATAGTTTCAAATGTCCAGTAATCTTGTCAATCTCAACTTCATTGCCGGGTCCAATACCTACCGCAGTCAAAGTCGGGACACCATCAAACTCAGTTAATCCAGCATCTCTGATTAAGGAACAAGGCAATCCTGCCTTATGTGCTGCTTTGTATATTTCGATCAGTGCGTGATCATCTTCTACATAAACAGCAACTTTCTTAAAGTTACCTATTACCCATTCTTTCACAAATGGATCAGATAATGGTATAACAAACTTATCACCTACCGTAGATCCGATCGAAAA